CGGGTCTGGAGTTCTGCAAACGGCTATCCCTTCGACGCTGGCGGATAGCTCCAACATTCTGCGCCGCACCGCTGGCGGGCTTTACACTGGCGACCTTGCGGCCACTCTCGGCGCGGCGTGGGGAACGAACCTAACCGGGCGGCCAACTGAACTGACGGATGGGCGCATAAGCACGGCCCTCAACGCCTCGGGCGTCCTCCAGACCGCGATCCCGTCCGCGCTGGCCGACACCTCGAACATCCTGCGGCGCACCGGCGGCGGGGTCTTTACCGGCTCACTGGCGGCGACCCAAAACACCGGGGCGCTTGCTGACCTGAACACGGTCGGCGCGGCCCAGATCGACGCCGGGGCAGTCACCGCAGGCAAACTAGACACGGGCGCAGTCACGACCCTGAAGGTCACGGCCGGGGCAATCACGCCGGTCTATGCGGCGCTAACGACCGGAACGGTGAACTGGACAACATCGGCTGCGGAGAAAGACCTTCAGACGGTCGCCAGCGTGGTCGTCACGCGCGGCAAGGTCATCATTCGCGCCTCGTTCACTTGCGATCTGAACCCGCAAGGCAGCGCCGCCGTCGTCGGCATCCTGCGGCTATACCGCGACGGGTCGGAAATCGTCCTCGCCCAGACCACTCAGCAGCCCGTCGCGACCCTCGCGTCGTCGTCTAACTTCGTTTTCTCGAAGCAATGGATTCTCGACTACATCGACGACCCCGGCGCGGGCACCTACACCTACAAGATCACGTTCGACCCCGGCCACACCGCAGACGGCGACCTTCGCCGCCGGTTCCTGTCCGTGACCCCGATGGAAGGATGACCCCATGATTTACCCCGGCAATGCCCCGTTGAGGGCGTTCAGAAACACGCCGCTGGTCCAAGGGATCACGGTCGCGAACTACAACTTCTCGGCCGCGACCTTCGCCGCCCAGGTCCGCGCCTATAAAGACGCGCCGGGTTCGGCCCTGATCACGCTCGGCAATGCTTCGGCGGGCAGTCAGGGCATCTCCTGCACCTACGCCGGGACGACCTCGACCATCCTTCTCCAGATCGACGAGGCGACCATCGACGCCCTGCTGCCCTACCCCGCCAACGGGGTGAAGCAAGGGGCCGACGTGGTTCTCTATTGGGACTTTCACGTCACGGGCGGCGGGCTGATCAAGACGCGCCTGCTTCAAGGCACCTTCACCATCGAGCCGGGAGTTACGGTCTAATGCCCGTCATTGCAGTCACCATTGTCGATCAAACGGTCGGCGTCACTCAAGTCGGCGAGATCGGCCCGACCGGCGCAACCGGCGCGACCGGCACCGTCTCGGCGGCTGGCGACGGCACCGCTGGCGCTCCCGGCATTGCGTTTGCCTCGGACACCGACACCGGGTTCTGGCGGCCTGGCGCGAATACGCTGGCCGCTTCGACGGGCGGGACCGAGCGGCTGCGGATTGACGACAGCGGAAGGCTTGTCGTCGGTCAGAATGGAGCCCTCAACAACGGGACAATCGATGTTCTGGGCACGGGTCGGCAGGCGATTGTTGCGCGCGTCACGAACAACGTAAACAGCCTATTTCAGGGCTTCAGTTCGGCGGCGTCGGTCGCGTTTATGGTTGACGGAAACGGCACGGGGGGTGTTTCTGGTAATTTCGGCATCGGGACGACTTCGCCATCTGAAAGGCTGGATGTTGTCGGCAATATCGAACTGAGCGGCGCTGCCAACAGGCGTCTTTCGTTTTATAGTTCGACGAACTGGCGCTATAATCTCGCAACCACTGGCGATAATTTTAGCCTATACGACGCCGACAACACCAACTTCCTAGAGCTGTTTTACAGCGGCACGCTTGCAAATAAGCGCGCGTCAGTTCTCAACGCACTTCACGTTCTCCAAGGCGGCAACGTCGGCATCGGGACGACTTCGCCTGCCAACATTGGTGGATATGTGTCGCTCGCGCTGGATGACACGACCGGCTCATTTGCGGATTTTCGGGAAGCCGGAGTGACCCGTCTTCGCATCGGAGGCGATAACGGCACAGCGTTTATCAACGGTTCGACCGGAGTTCTGCGTCTTTTAACTTCAGACATTGAACGGATGCGGATCGACGGGTCGGGTCACCTGACGCCCGGCGCGGACAACACCCAGAACTTCGGCAGCGGCTCGCTTCGCTGGGCCACGATCTTCGCGGGCACGGGGACGATCAACACTTCGGACGAACGCTATAAGGTCCTGCGCGAGGGCGGCGACCTGTCAGACGCGGAGCATCGCGCGTGGTCGGCGGTTCGGGCCATTGTCTATCGCGACAAGGACTCGTTCGAGCGCAAGGGCGATGCGGCCCGGCTGCACATCGGCTATTCTTGGCAGTCGATCCAGGCCGCGTTTGAGGCCGAGGGGCTGGACCCGGCCCGGTATGGCCTCTGGTGCGAAGATGCTCTTGAAGCCCCGGTCGAGAAGACCCGCACGGCCACGCGCCCGGTCGAGGGCCAGACCGAGACGGTCCCGGTTCTGGACGACGACGGCCAGCCGGTCTTCGAGCAGGTCCAAGAGACCGAGGAGGTCGAGCAGACCTTCGAGGAGGTCCGCATGATCGACGGCGCTCCGGTGCTGGTAAAGGGCGTCCGCACGGTTGCCCAGCCGGTCTTCGACAGCGTCCAGATCAGGGACGAGGACGGCGAGCTGATCTTTGACACGCCGCAGCCTGTCGAAGACCCCGAGACCGGCGAACTGGTCGAGGGCGACCCCATCCCCCGCATGGCCCCGGTCCCCCGGATGATCAGCCGGGCAAAGACCGAGACCGTGCCGGTCATGGAGGAATACGAACAGACCTACACCGAGATGGAGCCGACCGGCGAGACGCGCGGCGCCCTGCGATACAGCCAGTGCAGCGTGATCGAAGCTGCTTGGCTGCGTCGGGAACTGGCCTCCCTGACCGCCCGCGTGTCGGCTCTGGAGGCTGTCTGATGACCCTGCACTCAGACGCTCGCAAGCTGAACTGGGCGATGATCGGCGTGATGCTAACCCTTGGCATCCAGATCGCGGTCCTGATCTTCTGGGGTGGCGGCATCAATCAGCGGGTGGCCAGCCTTGAGCGCATCGTCGGCCCTCTCGCTGACGGGACGCTGGCCCGGCTGGATGAACGCACCCAGGCGATGAAGGAACAACTCGACCGCATAGAGAAAAAGGACGGGCAATGACCGACATTCCCCTCCCCGATCACCCGATCCGCAAACATTGGGCTTGGCAGGCGTTCGACCGTCTGTGGCGTCCGACTGCCGGCTGGGTCGTCGTCATCGGCACGGCCTATGCCGGGTTCATCGGCCCCATGATCGAGAAGCCCATGAACGAGGGTTATCTGGTGGCGTGGCTGACCTATGCCGCCGCCGTTCTCGGCATCAAGAGCATCGAGAAGATCAGGGGTGTGGCGTGATGGCGTTCGTTCTCGGCTCCCGTTCCCGCGCCCGCTTGACCGGCGTTCACCCCGATCTGGTCAAGGTGGTTGAACTTGCCCTGACCTACAGCCCGCACGATTTCACCATCACCGAGGGCCTGCGGTCGGTCGCTCGCCAGCGTGAACTGAAAGCGGCGGGCGCGTCGCAGACGATGAACTCCCGGCACATCACCGGCCACGCAATCGACTTCGCGGTCCTGGTGGGCGGCAAGGTCCGCTGGGACTGGCCGCTTTATGGTCAGGTCGCGGAAGCGTTCCTGCGGGCGGCAAAGGAACTGAACGTGCCGATCATCTGGGGCGGTTCATGGAAAACCTTGCGTGACGGGCCGCACGTCGAACTCGACCGGCGGCGCTACCCGTGATCCTCCAAGCCCTCGGCAAGACCGCGATCAAGTGGCTGCTGATCGCGGTCGCGTTCATCGCCCTGCTGTCTGCCGTCAACTTCGGCCTGTCGTTCGTGCCGTTCACGCCGCAGTTCAACGCCAAGCGGGCCGTGGCCAAGGCCGAGCGGCTGGAGGGTCAGGTCGCGACCCTGGAGCGCCAAGCCACCGGCCAAGCCGAGATCAGCACCGCCACCGAGACCTTCCACACAAGAGAGACCATCATCCGCGAGATTGCCTCGCAGGCTGAAACCGAAGCAAGGGATGCCCCCGATGCGACGACGCCTCTATCTCAAGA